CCCAAAAACCATCACGTCAGCGGCGATCCGTCAAGACCGCTAAAAGAAAACGCGCCATTCTGGCACACGTCAACACCAGACAAAGACAAGCTGGAGCGCAGTACGAACGACGCTCTTACCGGCGTGGTCTGGGTAGACGACTGCCAGGTAGCTGCAACGCTATCGCAGAAAATCTACGTTGAACCAGGGGCGTCTGGTGGAGCGCTTATCAGCATTTGGCTCCTTGATGACCAGGAGCTATTGCAACTGGCGGCGAAGACCTAATTCTCTACACTTTCCCATTTCGCGTCGATTCTGCCCGCAGCCATGACCAATCCACGCCTCACCTTCGGCGAAATGACCGTTTTTGGGGAGCTTGCCCGAGGCGTCCACCCTGCCGACGAGACCGGCGTGGCGATGGCCCTGGCCCTGGGGGAGCCCGACCCACCGTCCCCGCCGTTTGCCGTCGTGCCGGTGCTGCTTGATGGGCGCGAGATCGGACGGATCGAACGGATCGACTACGTGTGGGGCGGCAGCGTGTATCAGTTCTTTTCGTTGAGCGGGAATACAAACTTTTCTTGCTCAAGCACCGACGCGATACTTGGCAGCCTTGCCGAGGTGCTACAATTAGCGAGCTAACCCAAAAAGCACACCATGCAATCCCCCGCCCAGCAACCAGTCGATGCAGGACAGCTCGCAGCACGCTTGCTGTACCTGACGCAACAAGAGAAAATCCTCGAACAGGAGAAGAAACAAATCAAGCAACAGTGCGAGGAACTGTTCAAGGCAAACGAGCTAGCCGCAAAGTCAGATACTAGCTGTCAATTCAGCGATGGCAGTATCCAGAAGATCCGTCTCGGCCGGCGGGCGACAGGTACCTATTTTAAGGTAGGCGAAGACCACTCGGAAGAGTACAAGTCTGAGTTCGCAAAACTGCAAGCCAAGTATCTCAAGGCCGGCAAAGCGGAAATGGCGGACAAAGAATGCACCTGGGTCGCACAGGTCATCAAGGGCTAATGTTCGATCTCCGCGAGTATCAACATAACCTCTGTGATCTTACAGTAGAGCACATGCTAAAAGGGGGCGCACCTTGCCTGGTGAGCCCCACAGGCAGTGGTAAAACTGTGATGATGGCAGAGATTGCACGCCGCTTTCGTGAATGGGGCTATAACGTGCTGCTCGCGGCACATCGAAACGAGATCATCAAGCAGATAGCAGACAGTTGCCAAAAGCACTGTAACGAACCGATTGGGTTTTACAGCGCAAAGCGTACTACCGAGTTTCGTGGGATCATGGTCAGCATGATCCCTACACTTTCACGCCGTCGCGCTGTTCTCCCCTCGTTTAAGGACTGGGTAGTGCTGCTAGACGAAGCTCATCATATACAGGCAAAGAGTTACCAGGAGATCATCAAGGAGATACAGCCATCGTTCTTTGCCGGCGCAACTGCAACTCCCGTCACCCCCACGGGCGCCGGCCTGGGCAAGTTCGGCATCACGAAGCTCATTCTCGGGCCGCAACCGAAGCAGCTCATGGACGATGGCTCGCTGTGCTGGTATCGCATGTTTGCGGGTGAGGCGATTGTTGATACGAAAGGCGTGGGAACGAAGGGAGGAGACTACGATGCAAAGCAAATAGAGGAGCGGATTATCGAGGTTGATGGCGATTTCGTGCGCGATCTAATGCGCTTCAACCCTGAGCTTAAGCCGACAATCTCTGTAACAATTAGCATCGATCACGCGCACATGCTGGCCGAGGAGTATAGGGCGGCTGGTATCAGCGCAGAAGTTGTCATCGGTGACACGCCAGAAAGGGAGCGCGATAGTGCGTTTGCGCGGTTCACGGCTGGTAAATTGCAAGTCATTGTTTCCGTAGCGCTGATCGATGAAGGTCTCGATCTGCCAGCAGCGACATGCTTACAGCTCATTCGCCCCACGAAATCACTACGGCTCTGGAAGCAGTTGATCGGCAGAGTATTGCGCACTGACAAAAACAATCCCGACAAGATAGCGCTTATCATCGATCACGGCAACTGCTGGGAGCACCTGCCATTGCCTCACGAGCCGATTGACTGGACACTAGAAGGGAAGGTCAAGTTTCAGCCAGGGAATCTCATGGTTGACGCCAGCAACAACATTGTCGAAGCTCCCCCCAGGCCTGCCGGTGCATTTGTCGCCAAAGGGAACAAGCGCGATCTCAAGGAACTGCCTATTGAAGACATTTACGAGCAACGACTGAGGCAAAGGTTCAGGGCCGCCAACAAGAATCTTTTCCTTGTGAGGGAAAAAAACTACAACCCAATGATCCTGTGGCCGCTTGCAAGCAACCCGGAGGGGCTGAGCGATCAACAAAAGCGCGAGATCGAGCGCACCCTAGGCCTGCCGATGGGCTACTGCAACGCTGCCATGGCTCGCTAGTGTTACTGATTGTTAAGACATCAGCACAAGAGCGTTGCATGGAGCGCTCGCGGGGCCATAATGACATTGTTCAACCAGCCCAGGCAAATAGCTAAACACCAATGATTCTCCCCGATTTCCTGATCCGAGCGTACTGCGAGGAGGGTATGGTAACACCATACGATCCCTCGCTTGTCAATCCCGCAAGCCTTGACGTAAGGCTTGGCAGCTCCCTGTTGATCGAGTCAATGGAAAGCCCTGAACTTATCCCTTATCCGCTTTACCGGCACAGCGAAGAGAACCCCTACCTGATGACGCCAGCGCAATTTGCACTGGCCCCCACGATGGAGGGCTTTAACTTGCCGGACCATATAGCCGCGCAGTTCGTACTGAAGTCATCCCGAGCACGGGAGAAATTAAATCACCTTACTGCGGGGTTCTGCGACCCAGGCTGGAACGGGAGTGTGCTCACGATGGAGTTGCACAACGTAAGTCAGCTACACCCCTTTCCGCTCTGGCCTGGCAAACGGATAGGGCAGATGGTGTTCCAGTTCATGGCGGCACCGCCACTCCGTAGCTACGCACAGACAGGTCGCTATAACGGCGACACCACAGTACAACAAAGCCGAGGTTAATCCAATGTCTGAATCTTTCACAAAAGAAGACCGCAACAAGGTCGCCAGCTTCCTCTCCACAGTCAACCTATCTCAGGGCATTGGCTTTGCCGAAATGCCTTGCAGCATCGCCGCCATCAATATCGCCTTAACGGGTAAAATCGGCGATACTCGCCCCTCGTGTATGAGTCCCGTGATTCATCGCTTCATTATCGAAGTTCAGGACTCAGCGGGAGACGAAATGCGCAACAGTAAAGAGTGGAAGGCACTGCTCCCCTGGGCGGCCGGCAGTCTGGACGAAGACGAGATTGAGCTTGAGCGTCTTTGCCTGGTACGTGACTGGTTATGGGATACGGTATTCCCCAATAAGATCATGCTTAACACCTCCGCCCTTGCCGGCTTGCGGTACGACTGGGAGGCAATGCTCAAAGGACGCAGCCAGCAATCGCTAAACGCTTTCGTGGTGCTTGCTGAGGCCAAGGGCGGAGACTACGTGAGCTTGCACGAGGCAGCGCAATGGGCATTATGCACATACTCCCTCACCTCCGCACCGTGCTGCCCCGCGAGCATGGCGGCCGAATCAACGCGAGACGCCTGCAGCGCTGCAGACGTGGTGGCCGGGCAGGCCTGGCAAGACCGGGTGCTGTCTGGCTGTGAGAACTGGACTGGAGCGGAGAGGATTAGTTGCATCGAAGCCGCCTGGCGCAGCTTCGAGCCTGCCGCCCTACTCCGCCGGCTGATTGAACACCCAAATGGTTTGCCGGCGGGATGGGAAGCATGACACGCTACAATCTCTGGGTTACCACTGGCGGCCACTCCCGAGTGATCTGCTACGGAGACCGGGACACCCTAAATACCATCGCGCTGACTGCTGGCGTTGAGGGGAGTGTCCATGTTCTCCCCGACAATCTCGAACCATCATCCCCCGAAGCAGCGCTATGCGAAGTTTCTTAGCAGGAATTATGTTCCTGCTCGCAGGATCAACGGCCACCCCCCTGTACGCAGTTATACTGCTGATTGTCGGGGCGGGCTTACTACTCTCCTCTCCTCTCCCCCGCGAAACCAACGATGGATGAAGCTACCAGGGCTAGGTTTGACTCGGTGGATGCCTGCTTGAGCGAGGATTTAGCTCGCATTGCAAGGAACGACATCAGGCTCAATCAAATGGACGGCGCTTTTTCGGCTCACATTGAAAGGCACGAAGAACGGTTTAACGCGCTCGCCATGGCTATCGAGCATACAGTCAAGGCGAGTCTTGATATACTCTCCCGCGTCGAGGCGCTGGAGGCGGAGCGGGTAGCGCCTGTCCAAGTGCCCCCCACCACCATCCCCACCCCGCCAGCGGCGGTGCCGTCGGATGATGAGCTGTGGGAGGTGATGTTGAAGGCAAGGAGACATGCGCAGCCGGACGCAGGATGGAAGGGTGAGCTGCTGGATCAGGCCGAGGCCGCTCACCGGGCCTTACATGACCACGGCTTCCAGCGTGGCCTAGCAGCCGGCCGCGCCGAGCAGCGCAGCACCCCCGAGCCCGAGCCGGACGACTTCCAGACGCTGCACGGCATCGCCCTAGACATGGTGGAGGCCTTGCGCCCCATCGTTATCCCTGAGATCCTCAACACCCTGCGCCGGGCGATCCGTGAGCTGATGGCGGAGCCCACCCCCGAGCCCGAGCCCAACCAGGCCCCGGCGGGCGATGGGGGGCTGGTGGATACCATCTCCGACATCATCGGGAACGAGCCGATCATTGGCCGCCCCTGCCCTGCAACTAGAGCCGTACTCTTCGCAGTGGCCAAATGGCTGCGCAGCGTGGGCCATTCCTACTATGTCGCCGCCGATCTGGAGCGGGAGGCGCAGCGATGAGCACCCCCCGCCCGCTTTCCCCCGCCGCTCAGGCGGTGCTAATGGCCCAAGCCAAGACCGGATGCATCAGGGAATGGGATCAGTGCAACGATCCTCCGTGTCATCCAGCTGACTCCTACTGGAACGGCTGCAGCCTTTGCATTGATCGCGCTGGCATCGCCGCCGCCATCCGCGCCCTGGTGGATCAGGTGGTGCCGGAAGAACAGCTCCACCCTCCATTCGATGTGCCCGTTTGGCCTGAACGTGCGCAAGCACGGAGAGATCTCAATTTAGCTATCTGGGCTCGCCAGGAAGTCCGCACCAAACTGCTCGCCATCGCCGCCGAGCTAGACGGCGGGGCACCCCAACCCACATCCACGGAGACGACCAATGGCTAGCAGCACCAACGCACCCAAAGATTTCAAACAAAGCCCAAGCAAAGAGTACAGGTTTTTCCTGTACGACCCCAACGACGGGCTTACGTTCTGGAGGACCGAAAAAGAGCGCGACAAAGCGGCAGAAGCTGCTATTGATAGCTACCTTGATTCCATCGATGACGGATGGTCCGACGAGGTGACTGAGGTTTTTGCCGGGATAGCCACCCATCAAACGGTAGAGACTGACGTAAAGAAACGAGCAGGCGAGTTAGACGAAGACGGATACGATGAAGATGGGGAACAATGGCCGGGTGATGACTTTACGCATAAGTGCAATTATGCGCTGCGCCCCTTTCCCACCCCCACGGAGCCCACGACCAATGAGTGACCCCGATGAATTCTTTGGTAAGAATCTAACTGTGTATCCACCACAAAGACCCCCAATGACTGACCCCACGCCGTTGCCGGCCGCGCCCGACTGGAGGGCGTTGTGCAAGGAGCTGTTACAGGCTATTGACGACGACGTTATCGACACCAACGACGGGCCAAGATTTCAGGCTGTAGTGGATTGCACCCGCGCTGCCCTGGCCACCCCGCCGGCCCCACCACTAGAACCTCGCGGCTGCCCACTTCCCGGCGCTTGTAGCTGCCCCACCACGCCGATCGTGCCGCCGGAGCTGATCCGGGCGCTGGAGATGGCGGAAGAAGCGCTGACTGAAATCGATCTTGAGTTGGGCCTACGAGCAAGCCAATTGCCACGCATCCGCCGGGCGCTGCAGAGATGGCGCGGTCACTACACCCCGCCGGCCGCACCGGACACCACTCGCGAACAGGTGAAGGCGGCCATAGCAGACGCACTGGGAGGTAGTGCATACGACTGCCTGCGTGTGTGGAGCGCTTGGGGAATCGGAACAATGGGACAAGATGATTTCAGCCCGATAGCTGAAGACGACGACCGGGTAGGGGAGATTGCCGATGCTGCTATTGCCGCCCTGGCCACCCCGCCGGCCGTGGGCGCCACCACCGCGCCGATAGTAGAGCCGGCGGATATGAAAGAGCGGGAGGCGCTGGCGATCTGGCTCGAGCGTCACTACGAGTACGCCAACGACGTAAACCGCCCCGACTGGGCCCGCATGAGCATCCGCGCCGCTGCCCTGCTGCGCCAAGCCACCCCGCCGGCCGCCACCCGCGAGGCGGGGCTGACGGATGAGCAGCTGCTAGAGCTGATGCCCCAGCAGTTCAGAGACGATCTGGCCACAGTGTCGCGGTTGGCGTCGTATGGCACGCCGGTAGGACCCGGCCTTTACAGGGTCTCACTCAACACCGGCGCCCTTGCTTACGCCCGCGCCGTGCTTGCCCGCTGGGGCGGCGCTGCGGTGCGGGCGGTGTCGGCGGGGGCAGAAATCAGCGATGAAGAATGGTACGCGCTGAAGGATCGCCTATGGGATCAGCACGTAGCAGTCGGTGACCAGGGCGAGCGTTTTATGTGGTATGGAGACTTCGATACTGCCCTTGACCTGGCACGCAAGGAGCTTGCCCGCTGGGGCGGCGCTGCGGTGCAGCCGGTGCCGGTGAGTGAGCGGCTGCCGGAGGCGGAGGATCTTGGCGAAAAGGGGATGTGCTGGTGGGCGGCCAACGATGGCATTTACGACCATTGGCGCAAGCTCGACTTAGCGAGTGCCCTGAATAATCCTTGGCGCCCTACCCACTGGCTCCCCCACTGGGCGCTCCCGGTGCCCGCCGCCAACAGGGGGGAAACCAGCCCATGACCCTCCCCCCTATCGCGCTCCTCAGAGAGCGTTATCACTACAACCCAATCGACGGTTCCATCAAGTATCTTATCAGTCGCGGGCCGCGCCGTGCGGGTGATACCGTATTCCTGCCGGCGAAGGGGAGGCCCGTGCTGTGCATTGATGGGAAGTACTATCCTGCTGGGGCTATTGTCTGGGCGTTGTATCATGGCACCGCCCCTGCTCAGCACGTCACGCCTCTCGATGGGGACCCATTGAACCTGCGCCTCGCCAACCTCAGCCTCTCCCCCGAGGTCTTCACGCGCCGCTACAGGCGCGGCAGGGCCGCGGCACGGCCTATGTGGCTGAGGGGCGGCCTGAGCTACTCCCGGACCTCGGGGCTGTGGACAGCGAGGATCAGGGACCGCGTTGTTGGGCAGTTCGACAGCCGGCAGGAGGCCATCGCGGCCAAGCGCCAGGCGCTCAAGAGCTGGGTACCTGAGCCGGAGGAGCCGGCAGAGGAGAGCGATGCAACTGATTGACCCCAGCACCCGACCCGCCGATTTGGGATCGAGACGACAGCGTTTCAAGAACATTCCGATCGGGCAGATTTTCTATGCTGATCGCGGATGGTGGCGAAAACGCACCGCTCGCACAGCACAGCCCGCAGATCGCGTCGATGATCGCGTCGGCTGGTTTGATGGTGGCAAATGGTGCTGGGTGCCGGCAGAGGAGGCGAAACCAGCTCGCTCGCTGACGTTTGAGGAGTTCATGCGAAAGTCTGCTTTGTGATTAAATGTTAAGCCCTTGGGGTCTGAGCGTTGCACGCTACGGGATCAGTGCTATTGTTCTTTCTGTAACAGATCCCCTCCAATGTCAACCTTTTTCACCAAAGGGCATTCTGCCGATGCCTTAGCCGATGCCTTAGCAGAACCTAATCGTACTCTCCGGCATGACAAAATGAATGCGATGAGCCTGCCAGGCCCGCGCCGCATCGTGTCACCACAAGCAGGGTACGGCAATACCGATACCCCACCAGTCCCCGGAACGCCATCTAATGAAAGTGTGCGGACTGCGGCTGAACTGGCCCTGCTCGGGCTGATCGTCTTGCTTCGGGACGTGCCGCTTGCGGGCATCAATGAGCACCCCATTGCCATGCGCGGGGCACGGATGCTTGCCGACTTCGGCAAGAACAATCGACTACTCATGGCTGACGGACCAAATGGCCTATTCCGCATGAATCCGGCGAGGGTCGGTGCTGATCGAATCGGAAAACTGATTTACGCCAAGATCCCGACGGGTTGGGGTGAGCCATTCTCGTTCGCCACTCGCACACGCATCGGTGAATACGGGGGCAATTATGCAGCATGGGAAGCCCTGCAGAGTGGGCGGATTCCTGAACCGCAGCGACTAGCGGCGGGAGCTGCAATCCCTGTCACCCTAAGGGATATTGGGAGTTTCGCGCATCAGGATTCACCCGGATTCATCGGGCGATGCGTTATGGAGATCCTGGTGGCAGCCAATGCCCCTAGGTCCACACGTTTCCCTGTCGCTAAAAACGAAGACGCCTTTGTTGGCCCTGGTGGGATATGGGAAATGGCTGGGGCCATGGGACAGGTCATGCTCGCAGCAGGAGAGCATGCCTGGCACCTGAAATATACTGTTTTTCGCCGGCCGCGCCCTGAGGAGCTGTGGCCTCAGGCCTGCCGGGGAGAGCTGAACGAGGCTTTCCTGAGACTGGCGGGATGGATTGTTGATCAGATCGGGCACTACTTGCCGACGCCCCTGGCCGCAGGATGCCCACTTCATAGTGCCGACCCTAGCGGTCACGCTGTCGATGCCGGCGTATGGGGAACCATACTTAAAGCCTGGTTCGCTAATGGCCCCGTACCATCACTTGGGATCGAGCATCTACACGAAGAGATCGATCTTATGATGTGGCACATGACTGTGGGTCGCGGATTCGACGGCATTCATTATCAGCGCGATATGACGAGCGGGTTGCGGATTGGGGAGAAGTATGCGCTAGAGTATCTCAGGCGCCAAAATGTTACTAGCCCTCAATTCCTTGGAATAACGGCATTCTTTGGTGTGGATGGCAAGCTGATCGTACTTGACGGGACGCCGTAACATGGAAGACTTGCTGCTTTCATTCTTTCTAGGGCTAACTCTAGTGATTGTACTAGGCCTTGCCTTTTTCTGTGTTGCTACGGTTTTAACCAGCTAGCATTCAAGGATCCATGCCCAGGCGTTGAAGAATCCGCGCCTGGGTAGTTTCTACTTCTGTCAGGCGATCGTCCCGCTTTTTATCTGCTTCATCCTTCTTCTCAAGTCGCTCGCACACGATTTTTAGTGTTGCGCCGACCGTGGCAAGCTCTTCATTGTTTTTCTGTAGCTGATCGATTAGCTTACTACTTCCGCCGTGGTGCGATTGCATGGCAGAAAGCAGCAGGGCAGCTACCCCAATAATCGACGGTGCCCAGGCCCTTAACGGCCCGTCCTGCTGCGGCTCGCTCGCGGACACGGACACGCCTCTTAACGCACAGACATGATGGCACATTCAAGCAAGCCCCCGCAGAGGGGGCCCCAGGGGCCCTGTGAGCCATTCACGCTCACCATGCGCTCTGGAGACCGCTGGCGCATCACGGCTGCCGGCAGGGAGGCAGCACAACGGGCAGCGATCGAGCTGAGCGGGCCAGGGAGCCTCGTGGTGCGCTGCGAGCGGGAGGGGGAGTGGGGGGAATGAGAATACGGCAACAGGTCACGCCAGGGGCGAACTGCAACCAAAACCTCATGCGATGAGGGACACCTTACAAACTGTTAAGCGTTTAAGAGCAAGCGTGCCACGCTCAGGGCAAGAGGCTGTAGGATTGCATTGTTGAAACGACCGGCAGCAAGCCGGGTCACACAATGAGCCAGCAGTCTACTACGCCAATCGATGTTTCAGACCTTGTGCAAATGCCTTGCGGCGAAACAAGCATGAGCAAGAGATTGCGTGATCTGGGTTGGAGTATGACGGATCAATTTTTCAGCCATGCCATTTATTATGCCGGCAACAGGAGGGACGGGACACTGAAGCGCATAGGCGTTACTTTCTACCAGCCGCACATCGCGCCAGGTGCTCACACTCACTACGCACTACCTCTTTAACTCCTTCCCTTTAACTCCTTTTCGACCGGCAGCAAGCCGGATCACACAATGCGTAAAATCGAAGAGCAGATGATCAGTGCCATTAATGATCTTATTGGCAAGGCTGACTATGATGGCGTCTATTTCAAGTCAGGAAATACCACTGTTGAACAGTCTCATCATGGCATCGCTCACACGATCGGCTATCAGCGTATCATCAGCGTCAGGCTTCACGGTAGCGAGATTGCCGCAATCAGGCCGGCAGAGCAGACGGTATGGATCAGCGATTGTGGCTGGCAAACGAGAACTACGGCTAGCAGGCTTCATGCCATAATGATTGTATTTACTCACCTGCCTTACTTTCTATCTCAGGTCAAATACCAATGGTACAAGACTTGCCAAGGCAAAGCCAGGGAGGCATGGACGGGTAGCGATACTCTCAGGCTGCGAGTGCCCGGCCTCGCTACCATGGCCACCTGTGAGAGAAGCTACCTTACAAACTGTTAAGCCTTCAGGGGTGAGCGTGCCACGCTTGCCCCTTTTTCGTGCTATTGTATGTTTGCTGAAACGACCGGCAGCAAGCCGGATCACACAATGGCAATCGTGCAACGCATCACGACCGTTAGCTGGACTGAAGGTACTACTTCGGTACCTCCTGCAGGGTATCAGGAATCTGTTGTTACCCGTAAGCTGTATAATTTTAGCGAGCTTGGCGAGGAAGTGCAAGGGAAAATCTTGCAAGAGAACTGGGAGACAAATGTAGACCACGAATGGTGGGAGCATATTTACGAGGATGCCAAGACGATTGGTCTTTGCATTAACGGGTTCGACCTAGGCAATAAGCGCAGCATTGAAGGTGAGCTGACGGAAGATCTGCTCGATTGCTGCTCGCTTATTCGTAAGCATCACGGCGGGGATTGCGATACCCTTAAGACTGCGCGCGGGTACGTGCGAGCGTACGGAAAAGCGTTAGGGGAATGGCGTAAAGCTGAGCTGGCGGACGATCCTGAATACTACTCGGACTGGGGGCCTGTTGACTGGCGCGATTCTTTTGAGCGCGAAGATGAAGCGCAGGATTTAACGAAAGAGTTCCGGCTTGAGCTTTTACAAGACTACTATTCCATGCTTAATGGTGAGTATGAATACCAGACAAGCGAAGAACGGGTCAAGGAGTCTGTTATTGCTGGAGAATGCCTTTACACTGAGGATGGCACTGCTGTCTAAGTAAATAGCGTTTACTATCTTATCCACCTTCTTGCCGGCGTGAGCCGGATGATTCCATGACACTCTACGAAAAGCTTGTTGCCGCTGGTTGCGAGATTGGCAACCACGAGTCAGACCTTCACGTAAAAGTCTCCGAAAAGGCATTTGTCGTCATTGCCGCGCATGTTTTATTTCACGTTGGATGCAATGGAATGCCTGCTACGTTTGTGTCGAATATTGACGGCAGTTTATGGTACGACATTCCGTTTGCTTACGATCCGTTCTTTAAGGCTCGCCCCCTCGCTTAACGGGCCGGCGCGGGGAAAAACTGCCAAAACGCCTGCCCTGAGTCGCTCGATAAGATCGGCTTATGAGTGGGCGTTTTTTGGTTCGCGGGGATACACTTTGGAAAATCTCTTTTAATGCTACGAAAGCCCAGTGCTCGCAAGGGGTTTGGCCTGATTGCACACGGGTTTGGATAGATGTGGTCTGTTGTGGAGACTCCGAAAGGCATTGCCGGCGTAGGGAATGGTGATGCGTGTGCCCACGATCAACTGGGTATACATATATTTTTCGTGCCTGTGGAAAAGTCAAAAAATGTATCATCAATCCACCTAAAAACAAGGTTTTAGAAAAAAAGGTGAGAACACTCTATATACATACTACTACCCCTTTCCCTGCCGGCCCTTTCGGAGCCTTCAGAGCATATCAACCCCTTCCAATGCTCCGAAAGCCCAATCCATAAGCTGGGCTGTACCCCCTCCCCCTACCTGCCGGCCCAGAAAGCACGTAAAAACCGCTTGCAACTTGCAGCAAAACTCACATACGCTCTACGCTGCCGGCAGAAAGAGCGATCCAGTGCAAACACCAGAGCCTATTCAACGCTCCGCCCTGCCGGCCCACTACTTAACAGACAGCGAGCGTCTTTTGAGAACGCACAATGCTTGGGCGGCAACCTGGGATAATAGCATTCAAGAGGAAGAACCAGATATTAACGAGATCATAAGAATTGCATTCGATGAATACACGTTTGGTCGGCTTCCTATTCAGGTGCGCTGGCATCTAGACAGCCTCTACCCCCAGGTCGCACCCCGCACGCTGCGCCGCGCCCAGCGCCGCGCCGAAGAGGCCCTCCTGGCGGCTGAGCAGGCACCCCCGGAGCTGCGCCGCGCCCAGGTGGCTGCCGCCCGCTCTAGGGCCATTCAAGGGGCTCTGGCGGCGGGCGACTGGGGGCCTGCCTTGAAAGGGCTTGAGAGGGCAGGGGAGATCGCCGGGGAGCTACGGGAGTCGGCTGGCTTGAGCGAGGGAGACCTCGTGTTGACGGTCACGGTCGAGCAGCCTGCCCCCGCGTCGCTCCCTGGCGAGCCTGGGACAGCTGAGACAGGCGAGACAGACAGCGAGACGCAAGGCTGAGACTCACTGCGCTGCAACGGGTCTCACTGAGACAGCCCCTGGCCTGTTACTGATTGTTAAGCATTCAAGCCCAGGCGTGCCATTCATGGCGTATTATAGGAGGGCATTCAACAAAGGGCATTCATGGACAGATTTAGCTTTCCCTCCGAGGAAGACGCAAAGGCAGCTTTGTACGATGCTGCGATGCTGATACTTACTGCCGATTCCCGTATCTCACTGGGGCCCATTAGTATTGCCACAATCGGAGAACTTAGCGAGCTTTGTCGCAGGGTGGAGCAGGGGGAGAAGTTGTCCCGTTCTCCACTGATCGCAATGTGAATAAACATTAAGCGCACGCCCCCAAGCGTGCCATTCATGCGCTAGGATTCCCAAGCATTCAACCGGAGACCATTCATGGCCACTGCAACCGCAACCAAGACTGCCCCATTCAACCGTGAGGAGTGGGCAGCGCTTAAGCGCTGCGAGCGTGCTATCCATTCATGGGCGGAAGAACTGTGCAATGGCACCATTCAAGAGGTAGAAAACGGGATTTATCATCGATTCCACAGAGACCGCTACGGTTGCCCTACCATTCAAGGGCCTAGAATCGCCGATAAGTCGGAAAAAGCTATGCAACGTGCGCAAGATATTGCAAAGCAGCACGGATTCTCTGCCTATGAACAAGGAGACCCTAGAGGGTGCGCTCTGTACGTTTTCCGTGCCGGTGACCTTAAAGGCCGCCCGATCGATCAGTGTTACAGCACCCTCGCTCGTCCCGTAGTGTGAATAAGTGTTAAGCTCCCGTTCGCAAGCGTGCCATCGCTGCGCTACGATACGGGGGCAAACCACAAAAGAGGTTTTTCGATGGCTGTTGAGTAAACCTTGCTGAAGTCTTCCCCGATTTTATGCCAGAGCTACGTCCTTTCGCGGGGCATCCTATCTCTGGCCGTTGCGCGTCAGGCTACGGCCGCCGCATCCCTACCGATCTAGCCTTTCTCACTTTCTCCCCGCATCTACACCCATGCGCTACCGTCAACCGCTCCTGGGCCAAGCTGGCCAGTTAGGTGAAGCATTCCAGCTTCTCACTGACGCTCAATTATCCAAGCTGGCCCAGTGGAGTATTATCAAAGAGCAAGATGTACTAACCCTACTACAGCAAGCGGCTTTTATGGCAGAGGATGATGGTAGCGGGAAGACTGTAACGTTGTACGGTATGTTACCACTCTGTAAATTATATGGTGCCATTCTTGCCGATGGAAGTACCCACACCTAGCCCGGCACGCTAACATCGTACGTTTCGCCGACGGCCGGTATCGCGTAGCGTGCTACGGCGATATTATTGAGCGGCATTCTTGCTACGTTTAAACAAACATTCCCCTCGCTTTTCTCATCATGGCAAACACTGAGCCTGCCCTCTTGATTGACGGCCACCACGGAATATACATTCCGCAGATATTTGCTGTGCGCTACCTTACCGCTGCGGATTGTTTGCGCTGCAATATTCCCCTAGGCTACGCTGCAGCATTGGGAAACATAGACAGCGAGACATACTACGAAGCGTGGGAGAACGTGCTAAATAACTATGCAACGGCCACCGGGGAAACCCTACATCAAGATGGCGACGTGTGGCTTATTCCTCCCGGCTTTGAATGGCCGGAAGATTAAATCACACTATTTATCCCTCTCGCTTTTCTCGTTATGTATTTTGACCGCTGGGACATTGTAGAAGCTCACTATTGGTTTGCCTCAGACTATCACGGCGGACAATTCTCAGAACTCTATTCTCGTCTTTGCAGGATAGGGCGATACTTTAGGCCTGGCATTTGCCGGTGTGGCCCATCATCCGAGAACGCTTGCCGTATCTACAATGCCCTAGAGGAAAAACTAGGGCACAAGAGAACACACTATAAAATGCTGCCGTCAGGCGAGGCAAGGCTTATCGGTTCCTGAGCCACCTTATAAACTGTTAAGCTCCCAATATTCTCACCGCTGCAATCCTGTTTCGATTCCTTATAGGAGCCGGGGTAGGGTTGCAGTTTTGCGTGCGCAGGGGCGGGTGCCCATACCTCCCCCACCTCACACCCCATATCTCAGCTTACCATCCACCTCACACCACCACCCCGCTTACCATCTACCCCACACCCGCACCTCACTCTGCAACGCTCCATAAGAACAGGGGGGCAGTGGTGCGTTTCTGTAAAACCCAACTAAGTACCTACTTTTTCTGCCGAAAAACCATACCGTCCCCCAGGCGCAGTCGCAGCTATTCGCCCAAGCAAACGGCCCAATTTGCCCACCAATGTCAGAGATAGTAAAAATCATGTCAGTGTTTAGTGATGAGCTTGCGTGAGACAAGGCGGGTCACCCCTGCCGGATCAATGGCAACCACACTACCACTCGACGGGAGTACGCCGTAAGGGTACGGCAGCTTCCACCCAGACTTGCCGTCGCACTTGACCGGCGTGTAGGACAGGGGGCGTTCCATAAATCAACTACCGTAAGCGCTTAAAGTTGTGGCATACCTGAAAGCGTCCAAGGCATGATCAACGCCGCTTTCATTGAAACAAAAATAGACGGCAACATCCGAGGGGTCAAAACCTAAGCGAATAGCCGCAAGTCTAGCAGCAAGGCGAGGGCGCCTAAGCCATTTACGGTGATTCCATGGTGGCGTCCCAGCCAGTAAAAGCCATGCACGAGAAGGCATTATATGAAAACAGACAGGCCCAATAAGGCGATTAGTACACATCCAGGGCTCGTCCACTACAACACCCGAGACGCTATGCCCTCTCCAGCGATCGACATTAAACGCCTCTTGTTGACTCATAAAGACAACGCGGGAGCCGTTGGGAGCGTGAACAGTACGGCTGCTCTCGATATGCCTCCATCCGGGCGAAAGCTCCATGGAGCACTTGTACGCCAGCTCTGCCATCATAACAGAAGGAGAGATATGAAAGTAGGTTGCGGTCCCGCCACTCATTGCAGAATCGTAAAGTTTACGAACACCGAAAGTCGTTTTGCCCCACCGCCGGCCGGCCGCAACAAGGCAAAAGCGCTTGGGATCGCTGAGGATTTCTTGCTGCGAAAGGAGAGCGCCCTGCGAAAGGAGAGCGCCCTGCGAAAGGAGAGCGCCCTGCGAAAGGAGAGCGCCCTGCGAAAGGAGAGCGCCCGACGGAGTGCTGTGAAGGCCGAAGAGTTGGTTGTTCATGGATCAATCATAGCACTGCTCCCGCCGGCTCGATGGTTGCGCTCATGCGAGCATGAAGCCGTTTTGAACACGACCCAACAAAAGCGTAGTCAGCATCAGAAGGACTCGGCCACCCGTGACGACGAGAAAGATTAGAAAGCGGGCAAGGTCCGACGGAAGAGACAGAGGTTCCGTTTGTAAAAAGAATCTTGTTCGTATTCACGTCTTTGCCGATAATATAACCAGGGCCCGGCTTCTCGTGTGCGTTTCGGCTTTCCTTTGCAATGTCCAACGCTTGGCGTGTTAGCGGCACAAAACCAGTGCGGCCTTTCATGCGCGAAATCTCATCGGCGATAACAAGATGAAAGTGAAGGTTTTTACCGTGACGAGCAGTGGCAAGAATCCTGCGGCGCCTTAAAGTCGCTTCGAGGAAGTTTTCCGTGCCCGACGGAGTGCTGTAAAAAATGAACCTTGCCACGAGCTTGCCGCTAACAGCCACCATCATAGCACCGCTCCCGCCGGCCGTGGTAAGCTGGGGTGCAACTTTCCAGACAAGTCATGGATCTTGACAAAACGCTTGAGGAGAGAGGGAGTCGCTATGGCAGCTTCATGGAACACGCTCGCTTGACGCAAGAGCTGAAAAAGCTCATTTTTGACAGCATGTCACCACAGAAACTCGAAAGCCTGGAGCCCGATCAAAGTGAAGCTATCGACATGATCTGCCATAAGCTCGGCCGCATTGGCGCCGGAGACCCGCACTATTCCGATAGCTGGCTCGACATCGCCGGCTACGCCAAGCTCGTCGCCGATCGCCTGGACATCGGCAAGACAGCACGATGAAGAAGACCTCCACGGCCGCTGTAACGTGTCCGCGCTGCGGCACTGCTGATTCTCGCGTGGTGCAAACCTCCCGCCTCGAAGACGGGACATGGGTGCGCAGGCGGCGCTGCGAGGGCTGCGGCAAGGCGATCTACACCAGCCAACCACCGGAATCTCCGGTTGAAAGCTGGCGGATCATGTGGGCTGCGAAAGAATCGTGCAGCGCACCCGGCGGCAAGGTCGCTGGGCTGCGCGACCCACGCGAAAACACCGAAAAATTGGAAAATATAGCTAATTAGTAGATAATGTGCTCGGTTCGAGAGCCGTTCAGGCCCTTTGTCAGGTTGAACTTGCCAAGCACGAGATACCCGAAGGCGTCGAAAGCATGGTCGACGCCTAGTTTCTTGTTTGGCATCCGCGTACCCTCGGCATATCCAAGCGTCCTGAATGACTTAATAAGCTCTCGGCAGCTTGAGTGAATCTTCGTATGTACTTCCCCGTCGGCTGTGCGCAGTGCTGCGTTTACGGTGCGAATCTTGTCGGCAGTGGTATAGGGTGACTCGGGGGCGTAAACCTCGATTCCAGCCTTGCGCAGGATCTGCAAGTCACTCACCCCGACGCCGGATGTCTGTTTACGCTTACCCGTGGGGTCTGGGCAGGCGATAATACGCCGCTTCAGGCCATAAACGTCGATAAGTTGCTCAGCAAGATCCCATGTCGTCGCTCCTTTGAGGTTCATTTCCGCGAAAACGCGCAATTCTTTGGGTTTTCCCCTTTCCCTGACGATGTTTGCGCAAATTGCGGTCAGCGGGTCGTTGTTGAAGTCGATTCCGACGTAAAGCGGTAGCTCGGGATCGTCTTCGACAGTCGAATCAACGTTGAGCATTGAAAAACAGGAGACAACAAGTCCTGTATTCGACAAAATCTTAGCTTCGTACTCGCGCTCGAACACGTCCTTAGCGAGTGTTTTGCGAGCTTCTTCGATTTCGTGCAATGGGATGTTGCCGCCTTGCAATGACGTGTACTCGTACAGCGTCCATTGCTGCGGATCGAGGCGCTCAAGGCCTGGGTCGGCGAGGTCGGCATTCTTGAGCAGTAAGATCATTTCATAAAACCATCCCGCAGTACCCTCTGGCGATGGAGTAGTAGTAAATAGCGCCCAGCCACCCCTGTCCGACAACGCCGGCCGAATGACAGAACGCCAGGTGTACTCTTCCTGGAAGGCGCACTCATCGAGCACGACTCCGTTCAACGCGGGGCCGCGTAGTGCGTCGGGGTCTTCCGACCCCTTGAGGTATATGCTGCTGCCGTTGATCAGGTCAATTCTCAGGTTCGACTCGTTTTTCTTCCGAATCCAGCGCTCGGGGATGATCTTCTTGTATGTATCCCAGGCGATGTCTTTCGCCATGCGATAGGTAGGGGCGACGTAGTAGTAGACCCCAGGCACCTCAGCGGCCCCTCGAAGCAGCTCGACGCCCCCGAGCACCGTCTTTCCGCCACGCCGGCCTGCCAGGACCACCCGGAAGCGCCTGCGATCGTTGAAGATCATGCCCTGGGCCGGCCTCAGCGATAGCTGATTCCTGCCGGCAACAATGTCGCCGCTCCGGCGTAATTCAGTCTGGACTGGCATAATGGGTGGGCGGTGAGCTGACTGTAGCGTTTACCCGGTGCCTCAGATGAGCTAAGCTGCCGGCAAACGCGGCACGCCAATGAGCAGCATCCGAGTAAGGCTAACGCCTCGAAACTACAATGATAAGGCGTCTCCATTCTTCATGGATACGACTGTTATTCGGATGCGCCAAAAATGGGAGATTATTCGTGCTGTCACGAGTGGCACGGAGTATCTGCATAACAACGCGGAAGTCTACCTGCCGAGAGAGCCGCGAGAGGCGAAAACGCAAACCGCCGACGGCAAAGAATACGATCCCTGGCAAAAGCGCGTCAACCTAAGCGTTCTCGCCCCATTCGTAAAGCGCTTGATCCATAACGCTGCGGGCATGGTGCTACGGCGCAGAATCAAGCTCGAAGGTGGTGATCCGTGGTGGGAGGAGGAGTTCAGGAAGGATGTGGACGGCGATGGCACGTCGCTCGATCAGTTTGCACTTGGCAGGCTTGAGGCTGCGCTTGCTTATGGCATGTCAACTCTTATCGTTGACGCGGAAAGGCGTCAAGCGACTAGCGGTGCTGATGAGCTGTCACCACTGAAACCTTATTTCGTGCCTGTCGATCCCTGGCAGTACCTCGGGCATCGACGCGAGGATGACAACCCTGGCGCCAAGTTGACGATGCTGCGGTACGAAGAAGAGCGAAGAGTTGCTGACGGCGAATACGGTGAGGAGTACACTCCTGCCGCTCGTGTTATCATTCCTGGCGCTTACGAGCTATTCGAGGGAGATAAGAAGCTCGCTGTTGACACTGGCCTGTTCGATCTTGACTACATTCCCGTAGTTGACATTTACGCGCAACGCGAAGGGTTCAGATGTGCAACTCCGCCGCTTGCTGATGTCGCGCACCTGAACATCGCTCACTACCGCCGGCTTGCTGACATGCTGCACTCGCTGCATATCGCGGCGATTGGATTGCTTGTGCTTGAAGACTACGATGGCGGAGAAGCGGGTACTGGCGTCAACTATGGCATCAGAATGAATACGGGCACAAAAGCGTACTGGGTGCCTTGTGATGCGGGTTCGTTTGCTGCGCAAGCGGAAATGCTTGATCGCATCGAAAACGAAATCTCGCACCTTGGCGTCACAAAGCTGCTTGGGCAAAAGTTTGTCGCTGAATCTGCTGATGCAAAGCGAATCGATCAACAGCAGGCCAACTGCGTACTTGCGGTAACGGCGCAAGAGCTTGAGAATGCCCTTAACGAGGCTTTTCGCATGGCCTCTGACTACAATGGCAAGGAAGCCCCAAAAGTTGTCATTGATCGTGACTTTGACTTCTATCGCCTGCTCGGTCAGGACGTAAGCGTGCTGTCCGATCTTGAGGAGAAGGGGCAGCTCCCGATAGAGGCCTTTATGAAGATTCTCGCTCGCGGCGAGTGGCTCCCGGAAGAAATGGACATCCCCACGCTGGTTGCGCAGGTCAAGGCGCTCAAGGAGCAGGCCAAACGCGAGGCGATGCGAAAGCAGCAAGCAAACGAAAGCCCCCCAGTCGCTTGACCGAGGGGCGATATGGCGAGAATCAGAAGCCCTGCATACGTTGATGCGCTTTTGTTGCGAGAATCAACTCCGCATCAATAAGGGGCTCGCTCAGCACTTGCACGTCGGAGTCGCCGTCAGAGTAAACTGTCTTCTCCATCACCAGGCCGGCAATGTTGACGACCTCGACCTGAGAGCCAAGCTCATCGCGTGCCGGCTCGTTCGTGGCGTCTTTCTCGGCAAGTTGCTGTCGCAGGCTCTCGATCTCCCTGTCGCGCTGCTCGATCTCGGCAAGCATGTCGCGTTGCTTGGCGGGCTCGGCGCCGAGCTGTTCGACTGGCGCGGCTTTCGCGGGAGCAGGAGCGGGAGTTTTCGGCTTGGCGGTTTCCATGGTGCGCTTTGGCGGCTACGCGCTACACTGTAGCGCATCCATCAAGCAACACCATGTCGCTCACTCCCGAACAAATTGCCGACCTGCAAGCCAAGGCCGCCAGGGTTGACGAGCTTGAACAGCGCCTGAATGCCCTGGATGGCAAGAAAGGGGAAGTTTTGGACGAGAAGAAGAAACTTCAGAGCCGCATCAGCGAAATGGAAGCGGCTGAAGCAGCTCGCAAGCAAAAAGAGATGGAAGAACAAGGGCAACTGCAAGAGTTGCTCAACGAAGCACGCGATCAGATTAAAGCGCTACACGAGCAACTCAAGGCCAAAGACACTCAGATCACGGAGATCACGACCAAAAGTCAGCGTGATAAGGCTAGGGCCGACTTCCTTGCCGCCGTAGGAGCAGAAGCCCAAGCGCCCAAGCAGCTATGGACGCTTTTCGGGGAAGGCGCTCAGTTGCGCGATGACGTTCTCGTCGTGAAGTTCAAGGGCATCGAGGTCCCCGCGAGCGAACTGATGGCCAAGATCCGCCAGGATCCCGAGTGGGCCTACCACGCCAAGCCTGCCGGCGGATCTGGTGGCATGGGCGCAAAGAGCACCCCTGGGGCCGCCGCTGCCGGCAGTGCCTCCACGGGCAGCAATCCATGGCTCACGGGCAACATTACTGAGCGCATCAGGCTGAAAGTTGACAATCCTGAGCTTGCTGATAAGCTCATGGCCGAAGCGGAAGCGACGCTCTCCGCGCAAGGCAAGGGGTGAGGCTGCGCTAGGCCCCGAGCGAAAGCACCGCTGCTGCGCGGCCGTGTAAGCCAATTCACGACCCTTTGCTTTCCTTCCAGTGGCCTACCTTGGCAACTTGGGCGGTACTTTTGCCGGCGACGTTGCAAGTCTCACGCGGCTTGCAACGTCTGGCGAGTTTGCCCAATACCTGCAAGAAGAAATCTTCCTGCAGTCTCGAATGATTAAGTCCGGTATTGTCGCCCGAGAGGATACCCTGCTCTCGTCCACGACCGGCACCCGGATCGAGGCACCCTTCTTCAAGCCGCTCAACCCGGTAGAGGAGCGGATGACCTCGGGTAACAACTGGGGCATGTCCGGCGAGGGGCACTTCACGTTCCAGAAGGTCACCGCTGGCACGCAGTACGCGACCATCACTCACCGAGGCTTTGCGTTTGCGATCGACAAGCTGACGAAGCTGGCGATCGGCGAAGACCCGATGAAGGTGCTCGGCGAGCAAATGGCTCCCGCCATCGATAAACTCCGCACTACGAAGTTTATCTCTCACATGGAGGGCCTGCTTGGCACCGGCGGCCCCTTGAACACCGTCCACAGTCTCAACAAGTCCGTCACGACCGGCTCGACTATCTCCAACTGGCTGACGGTGGAGAACGTGATCGAGGCCCGTTACAGATTGGGCGAGCGACAGTCGGAACTCACGACCCTTGTGATTCCCTCTGCCTGTTCCGCCTATCTGGAGCAGCTCGGCTTCCTCACCTACGACGCCGATCGCCGAGGCGTAAACACCAGGCTGCTAATCGGCAACGCTTACAACCTCAATGTGATCGTTGACGACCAACTCCCTATTATCGGCACCAGTGGCCAGCAGCGGCAGTTTGTCTGCTATATCTGCGGTCTTGGCGTGATGCGCGAGGGAGATCAGATCCCCATGGAAGTCGAGCCGACCCGCAACGCTCCGTCCAAGCAGGACGGCATGATTGTGGACTACCACCAGGTTCAGCACGTTCCCGGCACTTCCTGGAACTCCACCCAGGACAACCCGACGAACGCGCAACTCGCTACCGGCTCGAACTGGAGCTTGGCGTACACCGAATCTCGCCTGATTCCGGCAGTGCGACTGATCGTCAACTCGCCCTTTGGCGGAACGATCTGATAGGCTTCCGGGGAGGAGTGATCAAGGGGGCTTCGGCCCCCTTTTTTCGTGGCGCGGCCGGGGTAGGATGGGGGCCCGAGCCTCCTGTGTCAGATGGCCTCCTTCCAAAACCTCAATTTCAAAAGCGGCCTCACCGTCGCCACCCTGCCCACGGCGGCCCAGTTGACCGAAATGGACGCCCTGTTCGCCCTGCGGGTGGTCACTGATGCCACGTCCCCCGCCGCCGGCTCCGCGCCCGTAGGCGGTGGCTCCGCGTCGGCCCTGGTCTGGTGGCGTGGCGGTTCCTGGCGCGTCATCGGGGTCTGAGCGCCGTGAGCAGCTCTGTCTGGTGGCCGTGGCATCGCCTGGCTGATCCCTACCCCTATCAGGCGATCGTCGGCGAGGCCCAGTGCAACTGCACGCCCCCGGATCTCATCGTGGTGGCCACCGCAGACGCCTACATGGCGACTACGCTCAAGGCCACCGCCTGGGCGGCGCTCACCACGGCGCAGAAGGGCCAGGCCCTGAACGAGGCCCAGAACGCTCTGCGGACCCTCCGCTGGTGTACGGACGAGGAAACGTGCTGCGGGCGCGAGCTGGACGCCAGCTACACCGCTGCCGCCTCCGAACTGGCTCTTGTGCTATTCAATAACAGCACAGCCGTATTTGGCGCGGCGAATCAACTCCCTGCGCCTGTCGTCAAGCGTCAAAAGCTCGGCGATCTCGAAGAGGAGTTTTTCTCGCCCAGGGAAACACGCTCCCCACAGGTACTGCCAAATGACGCTCGCGTTGGCAGGTATTCGCCGACCGTGCTGCGACTGTACCCCTGGCTGCTCGACATGATCGGCTGCTGGGTAAACAGGAAGAACGAGTCCATGGTGCCATTGTTCCGAGGATGAACGCTCCGCAAGATGCTTGGGCAGGCTTACTCGCCAAGCGGCTTGTGGATCGCTGGCGCTCAACCGCGCTCAGCTACATCAAAATATCGCCTGGCACCTACAACGAAACTACCGGCACGATCTCACTGACAGAAACAACTGTGACCGGGGCCGGCGCAGTGCTCAATTCGACGCAACAAGAGCGCGATGGCGTGATGCAGGACCACGAGCTTGTGGTATGGATCGATCATATTGCGGTTCCGTGGCCGGTCAGTACCAATGATCGCCTGGGCTATCTGGGCAAGCGCTGGAAAATCACCGAGATTGGGCCAACTTATGGCAGTGGCGGCGAGGAGAGCACGTCGCCAGCCTATATCACCACGCTTGACGGCAGGGTCATCACTACGCTTAGCGGAGCGCCACTCATCGTACAAGGCTCTGGCGGCGGCTCTGGCGCCAATACGTTTAATATGTACGCCAGCAAAGTCACCGCGAGGGCGGAATAATGGCAGGCCGAGGATTTAACGCGCCACAAAGACGATCGCAACCTGCGAGGGGATTCGCAAACCCATTGCGCAATATGTCAGCAGACGTTCGCCGCGCCACCGGCGAAGCATTGCGCTCTGCCACGCGCCAAATTATCTCCGACTTGCAAGAGGAAGGCCCTAACTACAGCGGCAAGTTTAAGTCGAAATGGTATTCGCAAGTCGAAGGACGCAGCAACAAGGTATTTGCAAGTGTTGGCGTGCCGCGCTTTACTGATGAGCAGCTCAAAAGAGGCGCTCCTGCAATCGTAATTGGCAACACATCGCCTTATGCACAAGAGGCGATGGATCTGATTCCTGGCAAGTTCGTCAGACAAGAAGAGGATCCCAACAAAACTCCAGTCGCCATGGGTAAAAGGACCGGAGCGCTTCGCGGCCAGGTGCAAGATATGTCGCTCGACGAGATAGTCGAGGCCGGCGGCAGGCCAGCTATCTCAACTGCTGAATACGAATGGTACACGCAATACATGGAAGGTGGCAGGTTTGACAGAGCGTTTAAGCAGGGTGCTAAATCTGGGTTCATCCGCCCCGCCATCAAATGACAGCCGACTACCTGCAACTGATTCGTGGCACCTATGAGCGCATAGTCATCGACAACGCCGCCCCCGTGCCGGTCTTTGTCGAGAACCAATCTGCCGTGAACCTTGATGCGCTGGCGGAGTATTGCGTGGTCAAGTTCAATTTCGGTTTAATCAATGAGCTTGTCGTTGGCGGCATACCACAGCGACATATTCGCGCTTCATTGATCTGCGAGATTTTCACGCGCAAAAATATCGGCCCAGGACGCGGCCTGCAGATTGCGACCCCGATCAAGGATGCCCTCGAAGCGCTTAACGGCGTGCGCCCCACGGCCACCCAGCAGATCGTGCCCCGGATCGGCCGCATTACCGGCCCCAGCCAGCCGCAACTGCAGGACCGGCCACATCACTACACCCGCTTCTCGTGCCCCTGCAGCGCCAGCTACCGGCCCTTGGCGTAGCCCGCGCCGGTGCCCTAGACTGAACCGCGAAGCTATCGCCGGCCACGGGCCGGTCCCCCGATGCCCGTCACGACTTGCGGCCAAACCACTGTTCTCACCGGCCAAGATGGCCTGGTGACGATGGTTCCCCCTGGCACAACCGCCTGCCTGCTCGACAAGACCGATTTTCCCGTACCCGTTACGCCGTCGACCTTTTCGCTGATCGCCGTTCCCGCGACGAGTGATTTTCGTGTTGACGATCCCGTTACTTTCGTTGAACAAGGAACCGCGAAACTGGACAGCGCTCTTACCGAGGGCACTGTCTATTACATCAAGACGCGCCCCAGCCCCACGACCGTTAGCGTTTCCGCCGCGAAAGGCGGCACTGCCATAGCGATGAGCGGAAATGGTGGCACGAGTGGCGCGGACACCCCTGGCAACGCCAACCATATCAAGATGTCCTACTCGGCTGACATGGCCGTTTGCGAATTGTCATCCGTAACACTGGAGGTGACTCGGGGCGAAATCGACACCACTTCTCTCCCCTGCACGCCAAGCTCGGGCGAGGCAAAGCTGGCGCCGTTCCGCACCAGTCAGTCCGGTTTCGCCAGCGGGAGTGGGACGCTCACCCTCAGGCTCAGCTCAAACGACGATTCCTTTACGAACCGCATCGTGCAAGGTAGTCTGTTTCGCAATCAGTCTGGCGCCATGCTGTCCGCCTACTTCAAGGCCATTGCGGCTAGCGGCGGCACGGGCGCGATTGACAAAGCGAAAAGCCTGTACTGCCAGTTCCCAATCTCGCTGCTCGGCTTCTCCGGGGGCGTTACCCCCGAGGATTCCCCTACCGAAGTTTCGATCAACTTCTCGGTAAGCGGTCAGCCGATCCACGTCTTCGGACTGACCCCCTGAGTGGCGCCTGTAAGCACGGCGGGGCTTCGGCCCCGCTTTTTTATGTGCTGATCGGTGCTACCATGTTCCCGTTGCTCAAACCCATCCATGGCACGCCAAGAAGTAGACGCCCTCCTGCGCAGGACGGCACAGCGCCGCAAAGCCGAAATCACGCTCAGCACGGGCGACTCGTTCGTGATGTACTTCGCCCCTCTCACACAGGCGGAGGATGACGCCATCCGCGAGGCCGTGGAAGGCGACAAGCGCAACAATGCTTACGGCTACAAAGTCCTGATCGCCAAAGCGGAGCACGAAGATGCAACGCCCATGTTCAAGGTTGGGGACATCCAGAAGATGCGCAATGAGTACGCTCAGGGCGACATGATTAAACTGATGACCGCCCTTCTTGATAACGGAGGGGTGCTGGCTGACGCCGATCCCAAAAGCGCTAAAGGAGGCGATCAAGAGTAACTACAAGCTGAGGTTGCAGCTAGCGCTATGCAAGGAGCTGGGGATGACCCTTACCCAGCTCCGCAATAACGCTACGCGGGATGACATGATCCTGCACGCTGCTTACTTCGAGGTGCTGGCAGACGAAACGCCCTCCCCCAACGCCGCCCCCACCCAGCCTGCCCGCCGATCCGGGAGGCGCTAAGGTGTGGGGCACCGGCACCAGGGAGGGGCGTGGCTGACTACGAAGGCAGAGTACGTGTAACAGGCGACTTCTCTGACTTCGACAGAGGCTTAAAGACTGTTGAGCGGCGCCTTAATAAGCCACTGGAAGCTGTACTGGTAACCTCTGGCTTCCAGCAGGCCCAGCAAAGCCTGTCGAAGCTGCAGCGGACGATTGGCGAGCTAAACAAGACGCCACTGGAGATATTCAAGGGGCCTGCCACCAACGCAGCAGCTCGGGTCGCTGGAATCGACAGCCGCCAGCAAGATACATTCCGCGCACTGGGTCAAAGCGCAAAAGACTTTTTCAATAGCATAGCCTCTGGTAGCAAGTCCCTTGCGTCCACTACTGCCGGACTTCGCCAGCAGGCCGCCGCGTTCAAGGCCCTGGCGGACAATATCAATTTTGCAGACAAATCTCAAAAAAGATATTTTCGTGATTTTACCCAGGGAGCGGAGATTGCGAATATAAGAGCTGGCAAGGCAACCGTCGAACAGCTAACCGCCCTAAAGGATTTATACCAAAGCGGGACCGGCGGGTTTAGGCAAGATATTAACCCAAGGGTTGGCGGCCTGAACCAGCTACTTAGCCTCGGCAAAGACTTGCCGCGTACAAAGGCGGCGCTCACAGAGTACAGATCTGAGCTTTCTAGGGTCTACGACCTTGTGGAAACACGTAGCTTGTCCGGCGGCATTATAGCCGTTGAGATAAGCAACGTCGAAAAGGAACTGCTAAAGATTGAGCAGGATCGCGCAGAGGCAAATAATCAGATTAATAACATCAAGACAGCAAGCTACGCTCTCACGGGCAAGCAACTCTTTCTCGAAGAGGAGAATCTTGCCGCCATAGAAAGGCAAGCAGCGGCACGGAGGCGTGCTCAACAGGCGGCCAATGATCTATACAATAGAGACAGGGCGCTATCTCGTGATTTCGGCGTTAGCACAGCGCTAACCCTGCGCCCTGCCGGCGTAAACGATGAGGAGGTAGCGCTACGGAATCTTGTCTCGACACAAAGCAGGCTAAATGCTATTGAAGAAGAGAACCTGGCGGCGGTAGAAAGAAGGCTTGGCGCGAGACAGGCGGAGGTAGCCGCCGCCAACGAGCTTGTCAGGGCTCAGCGGCAGGCGGCAGGCGATACCTATGCACGAGACAGGGCGCTATCTCGTGATTTCGGCGTTAGCACAGCGCTAACCCTGCGCCCTGCCGGCGTAAACGATGAGGACGTTGCTCGTCGCAACCTGATCTCTGATCGCACCAGGGCTGCCGCAGAAGCATCCGTTTTCAATGTCTTCAGTCGTCAAGCCGAGGAGGTTGAGAAGGATTCGCCAACACTGAAGTCCATCAGTCGCAATCGGGACAAGATCGAGGCCGAAACACGAAGAGAGGCTCTTGCTCAGGCGAAGAATGCAAATCAGGCCAGTGCGAGGGGGCGGGCGGCAGAGTTCCGGCGGACCGGGGGACTCTCTTTTGACGAGCGACTGGCACAGCGCAGACCAGACCTTGCGCCAGGCCCTAAGCAGCAGCCAGGATTCTTCCGAGGGAGCCCCCGGCAGGCGGTCGCCGAGGGTCTCATCGGCGGCTCGTTCCCCCTCCTGTTCGGGCAGGGGCTGGGCGCCTCGGCTGGCGGCCTTGCGGGCGGCCTTGCGGGCGGCTCAATCGGCGGCTCGTTTGGCTTCGGCCTGTCGCTGATCGGCACCGCAGTTGGTAGCGCGATCGATACCACGTCGAACAATCTCAAGGAACTTGCTTCTTCGCTTAAGGCGCCCAACGATGCTATCCAGGCGCTTGAAAAAAGCGGATTCAATGTCAGCGATAGCATCAAGTTCCAGGTTCAGCAACTGCAATCTGTTGGCCGTGCATACGATGCGCAAACGCTTGTCTTGCGCGAGGCCGAAAAGCGTCTCGGCCCTGGCGCGGCGAAGGAGCTTAACGCGCTAAATACTGAGCAAAAGAGACTGCAAGAGTCCTCGGCCATCCTTGCCGGCGACCTACAGCGACTTGTGATTCCTGGGATCATCGGTTTCACGATTGTACTGAATGATATTGTCAGCCTAATTAATAGCATCCGAGGCGGCGGGCAGGATTTAGACAATCGCCGCAACTACAGATTCAATCCATTTACCGGCAAGCTCACTGACATAGGGGAAGTTCCGCGATCCGGGATTCAGAAACGAATCGACAAGGCCATTGCCTCTTCCTCTGGCCGGCCCGCGCCATCCGCTGAGGATGCCTTCAGGGATGCAGGCGCTCGAATCGATGAATCGCGCAAAGCGGCGGATGATATCAAGTCCGCGTACCGTGAAGCGTTCAAGCTGCAGAGGCAGGCGCATGACTTGCAACGCGATGGCGCGACTCTCAATCGAGAAATCGCAGACTACTCCTACAAAAAAGAGCGCGAAATCTTTGACCTCAGGCAACAAGCGCTTGAGAAGCAGATCGAGAATACTCGCGGCGCGACGCAGAACCGTATTGAGCGCGGTGATCTCGGTGCGCGTGGCGCATTCTCTTCGGCAGTTGGCTTCGAGCAGCAACTGTTAAGCAATGTCCGCGAAGTAATGCGGACGAGGAAGGAGGGCGAAGCGGATATTGAGCAGTCGCGCAGGCGGCTTGAACTGACGCTGGTGAAGCTCGGGCGGGACGCAGAAGACTACAAGCGCACGAATGCACGCGAGATCGAAGATATTGAGCGCCGCAAGCTCGCTTACACTAGGTCGGTAGAAGACTACAGGATGCAAGTTGCGGACTATGTTCTGCAACGCTCCAGAGAGTCTGCCGACTACATGCGGCAGGCGGCGACACTGCCCGACATGGGCGCGGGTGGTAGCGCTCCTGCGGGGGCGGGCGCTACTGGCGGTGGGGCCATGGGCAAAGGTTCGGTGGGTGGCATTGGAAACATGCTCCCCGGCACAAGAGGCGGGCCGAACATAAACGAAGGCGTCGGCTACGGTCGAGGCCGCCTTCATGCCGGCAGGGACCTCGGGCTCGACGTTGGAGATCCGATCCATGCGCGTCGAGCCGGGATCATTACTCAATCTTACCCAAGCGGCTTCGGGCGCGTCGGTGGGGCGGTTGTCATTAAATACGACGACGGGATGCAGGGTGTATATGGTCACACCCTGCCCGGAGTCGGCGCCGGCCAGCGCGTTATGGCCGGTCAGCGTATCGCCACTGTTGCGCCAGACGCGGCAAATACTCATTTACATTATGAACTGCGCGACCAGGCAGGGAAACTTCTTGAGCCGCTTAAGTTTATTCTTGAAAGCCTAAAAGTCTCCGCTGGGAAGGCCGGCCCCCAAGCCAGCGCCGCCGCGCAGATCAGCAACGTCCCGGCGCCAACATTCCGAGGCGTCCCGATCGGCCCCACGCCTTCCGCTGCGCCCTCGAACGCGGCTCGCATGGCGGCCGGTGCAAGCCTGGCGGGCGGGGAGAAGGAGGCTCAGCGCATCCTCGAAGATCAGATCAAGCTCAGGCAGAAAGGTGTCGAGCTTGGGCAGATCGAGCAGATTCTGCAAAACAATCAACTTCCGCAACTGCAACAGCAGGCCGATGCACTGCAGCGGCAGATCGAGGCAAGGAAGCAGGCGATCGGCCTGAGCGATCAGGCCGCTGCCGTAGCCGACGGACAGGCCGAGGCCGCCGCCAGGCTGACGCAAATCGAGAAGGATCGCGTCAATGCACTCACCAGAGCGAAGACGCAATACAACCCGCAAGAGCTTGTTGCTGCCACGAAGCAGATCAATGAGCAAGCTGGCCTTGCAGTTGACATCGCCAAAAAGGAAGAGGAGCAGCGCCGCAAGAACATCGAGCTGAACAATCAGCTTCAGAATCAGGATCGCATTCGCTCAGAGGTCTTGCAACTGCAAGAGACGCTCGCAGTCGAAAAAGCGCAAGCAATTGCACTGGAGCGCGGCGAACTGAAGGCGAGCAACGTCGAGCTACTTTTGGCGTCAACGCTGTATCAGCAGGCAGATGAAGCACAGCGCCAGAAGCTAAGCGGCCTTGTTGCCGAGACAGAGGAGCTGCGCAAGCAAAACGAGTTCAGAAGACAGATTAATGAGCTGCAACGTGACACTTCGCTCGTCGGCGCCGGTATTCGCGCTGGCTTCGTCGGCGGAGGGGCGCGGGCGTTTGAGCAGGGAATGCGCGACTTCGACGGCGATACCTCAAAAGCAACCGACCTCGCCAACAGGACAAACCTGCTCGAAAGCCAGAAGCTCGTTTGGGAGAATCTCGAAAAGAACATTGTCGATGTATCGAACGCGATCTCCGGCTCCCTTACTAATGGGCTAGTCGATATTGTCAGCGGCACGAAAAAGATCGAGGACGTTGGCCGCGAAATGCTCAGGAACATCGCCGGGAGCTTCGCGGACGCCGCACAGCAGCAGCTCACCAGCCTGCTTCAGCGCCAGCTAGCAGGGGTGCTCTCGGGTGTCGTGGGCGGTGGCGGCGGAGGCGGCGGCGGCAGCTTCGCCTCGTCGCTCCTGGGTGCCGCTGCGCCGGCCTTGATCCCAGGCTTCTCCCCGAGCTTTGCTTTCGGCGGCTTCTTCGCCAATGGCGGGACCACAAAGCCAGGGGAAGGGTACGTGGTCGGGGAGAAGGGCCCCGAATTTTTCTTCCCTGGGATGGTTGGTAGCGTGGTACCACAGAGCAAGGTTGACAAGGCTGCCGAACTGCGCGGCATGAGGGAGCCGAGCGAGGGTGTGCTCGACCTGCGCTACACCGTCAAAGAGGAAAGGGGCGAGCGCTACGTTACGGAGTCCACGTTTCGCAAGAGCAATGCCGCCCTGTTGCAAAGGGCGAGAAACTCGACGTATGCTGGGATGCGCAACAGCAAGGATGTGCGCGACTACTCTGGAATCTAATGCTTACTGTCGCCCACTACATCGAGTTCCTGAGTGCAACAGCCGCAGCGCTCAACCCACGTCAGCTTTTCCAGCCCTTCTTCCCGGCTGAAACCAGAAGCTATGGCGGTGCGAATTATCAGTTTGCGCCCTTTAGCATCGCTGGCGATGTTTCGACCGGCGGTAGTGACAGCGGAGAGTTTGAGCTGATCGCCCCAGCGAATGCTATCTCTGCCGCAACTCTCTGGCAGGCATCAGAGGGGCGGTACTTTATCAGGATTCTCACCGTCCTACTCGCTGGCACCCCGCCGGCAAATGAAACGGGCTATCCGACATGGACCGAGCTTAGCACGCTCAGCTCTACGATCTGCGTTTGCGACTCGTTTGGGTACGCTGACGAGGTGCCAGGCGAGGAGGACAAGTTCGCCCCCGTGACACTCAGGCTGGCGAACCCGCTCAATTTTGTTGCAGGGACCGCGCCAACACGTAGACTTACCGCTGCCCAGGTCGGGCCGTTACCATCAAGCGGAGGAATCACGTTTTGACTTTTTGGCGCAAGTGGGTGGGGCTCCCGTGGGCCCTGAATGCAGACCCGAGGGACGGCGTGGGCGCCTGCTGCTTCAGGACCACCCAGGCGATCCGGGAGGAGCTGGACATGGGCTGGCCCGAAGGATGGATGAACCACTGGTACCAGCTGGCTCGCCAGGGCGACTGGGACAAGCTCAGGCTCGACTGGGAGGAGGCCACTGAGCGAATCGAGCAGCCTGAGACCGGGGCCCTGGTGAGGTTCGATCACAGGGACGGGAGCTTCGGCACCGGAGCGCTCCCCAACGAGAAGACCATCATCACGGTGCGCCATCATGGACGCCTGATCGCCGGCCCCGTCTC